TATCTCTCTTGACCAATCAGATTGACAATCATTTAAAATATCATGTATGCAAATTAATATCGATTTTGCATGGTGGTTGGTGTGAATTTTCTGTAGCATACGCATATTTAATAAATATTGATAAGAGAATAAAATTAATGACCCTACTCAAAGACTATTTCATATCAGATTCCAAATATCTTATCTTAGATTTTGACATAGACTATTTGGGTATGCTAGCTGAGGCTAAGGCACTTAAAGAACATTTTGTGACACACAGACCCGGAAGTTATGACCATAAAGGCTGGCGCAGTCTTGTATTACACGGACTAGATGAACATAAGTCGGGGCATTGGAAAGACTACGGATATACCGATATTGAAGAAGTAGTGAAAGATATGCAGTGGACAGAATTATCTAAGCAATGTCCTGTCACTGTAGACTTTGTTAAAAATCGTTTCCCTAGCAACATGTTTGGTAGAGTTAGATTTATGTTAGTAGAAGCCGGTGGTTATATCTCAGAACACATGGATTCTAGGGTACCACTATTAGATAACACAAACATAAGCCTTAGTAATCCCGTAGACTGTTTATGGCAGTGGGGAGATAAAGAAACATTGTTTATGGAACCCGGGAAATCGTATGTGATGAACATACATTACCCTCATTCGGTTATCAATAATAGCAATGAGGATAGATTTCACTTAATCATTCATCGACTAGACTGCACTGATGAATGGAAACAAAAGTTTGACAAGGCTTGCATAGAACAAAATGTAACTGGCAAATACCATAACCATGAAGTGTTGGTATGAAAAAAGAAATATCAGTAGATGTTATTAATGCCAATGACCAGCATTTGACTGTAAGCACAGACAAAGGGGTCATATTACAGTCTAATAGTAATAGAGTAGTGCGTATGGTTGGTGTTGCAGGAGGCGATAAGCCTAGGGTCGAGATACATGCAGTGCGTGGAACTATTGACGAACCTGAGGCACTACACCCGGGTGACTATGGCGTAACGTTGAGTTTCACTACTTATTCTAACGAAAATAACGATGACATTAGCAAAAGTCTAGTGTCACTACTTTCAAGAATGGATCCCACTGCTGACAAAACCGACAATGCACCCGCAAGTAGTTTAAGTATCCTTGTTGGTGCAGGCGACGGGCAGGGTGAGATATTAGACGATTATAGGGGCTGGAGATTCAATAAAGACGGTGGGTTTGAAACTAAAATGGTTCAATGCATCGAACAAAGTACTTTGTCTATAAATAGTATACAACCCAAAAACGGAATGATTGTGTACAATGATGATACTCACAAATTCCAAGGTTATGCAAACGGAGTTTGGGTAGATTTACATTAGGATTTAACATGCAAAGAAAAACGATTACGAAAATACCAAACATTGTTATTGACGTTGATGCCGCACTAAACTTCTACAAGCGTTTAGAAAATGAATTTCAAAGTCAAAAGTGGGTGGGTATGGGAGGATGTGCATGTGAAAATCCGTGGGCAGACCATCAAGCATACGGCTGGGGACTTCAAACTATATATGAGAACGTCAATCAAACATATCATGCATTTGAAAACAATACAGTAGGGGATTATAAACTATACAAAAACACCGGATGTTGCGTAGATTGGGCGGCTAAAGCAATTGAGTCATTTCCTACAGCACACAGAAGTATTGTAGCTATTGCCCCGCCAGCTACCATAGTAACCCCTCACACTGACCAAGAAAACAAAATTAAAATACATATTCCAATTATCGCAGACGAGACACATTGGTGGGTAACTGACTATGGGTTCGATCATATGTATCCGGGCAGTGCTTATATACTAGATGTTAAGCAAAGACACGGAACTATAAATTGCGGTCATGTGACTAGAGCACACATAATTATTGTGTGTGATACCGATCAATTTGACGATATCTATAATCTAAATTTAACTATCTAACTACCATCTAGGGTGTTTGTTAAGTTCTTCATAGAATCTATCTACACATAATTTCCAAACTGTTTGCATAGATCCTCGATACTCTAGTTCACAAATACGGGTTACTTGCCCTGATTTAGCCATAGAAGGAAAATATATGTTGTGTACTAGTCTTTGACTTCCACTTTCTAGGTTGTTGGAAGTAATATACAAATCATTTTCTTTACCTGCCCATTCAATGCATGACGGAATTAAAAACTGCGCAGTAGCATGTTGATGTGTGATAATTTGATTTCTTGTTCTTAATGACGGCGTGGGTATATCATCAGTAAGCACACAGGTTCTAGCCGCTATTCTGTATGATTTAGAGCCCATCTCGGGGAACGTGTGTGCTACGACAGACCCAACCGGGTTACTATTATAATATAGTATCCAAGTTTGACTACTCTGTTCGTTGCGAAAGCAATCTTTAATCCAGAATTTACTACTGTTGTTTTTATAGCCTCGGGCAAGAGCTTTAATATAAAATTCTTCTAAATCTAAATCGTCCGAAAAAGGAACAATTCTATACATTTAAAGCCTTAGTAATGAAGTCTTCAGGGTAATTAGTTCTAAAACTGTTCCAACATAATTTATCCATTAATGGCCATGGTTGCGGCACATCCCATTCAATTCCTAAACTTTCTAAATGCTTACGTATTTCTACTTGTCTATTACTGTGTATATGACTTTGAACATCCTTTACACTAACACAGGGTTCTGTATTATGGTATGTGAAAAAGTAATTGAAACTTTTAAGCTGACCGTCTACTATAAAGTAACTACTAGGATGCATTGAATATTTGTGTACACCTAAGGCTTTATGAGCATTAAAAATCTCAAGCATTTGTTCTTGCCAATCAGGTAATACATTATCATAATTATCAGATGAGCATTCAGCACGATTCCAAAAATCAATACCATCTATACTTAAATAGATTTTTTTATTGGCGTAATCTATGTCATTGATTTTGGGTACTAAGTCAGGGTGTTGGTCTCTCATTAAAGACAAATACTTTACTTCCCGTTGCCATTTTTCTTCCATTTTATCTGAATCAATTACTTCATTTTGTCCAGCATGATATACAGAATCATTGTAGTACCATTGTACAAATGTCTTTTTATCGTCAGAAATAAGACTGGTATAGATTAAATTGTTTCTAGTTAACCCAACACCCGGGACGTTGTTATAATAATATTGATAGTTCATTGCATAATATTTATAAGGTTAGACATAGAACATAAATAATATATGACAATCAATCACATACACCACACCACTAGTTTATGTACTACATGCAGTAAACATATACCTGCTGAGTTATTTGAAAAAGATGGTAGAGTGTACTTGAAAAAGAAATGCCCAAATCATATCGGAGAGACACATTTAGTTGATCCTGACTCAGAATTTTATTTAAATTATCAGTATCCAAAACGTGAATTAAAAACATTCTTAGATGCTATATGCTTGGATATAACAAATAGATGCAATTTAACATGCCCGCATTGTTATCAATTGCCCGACAGTACCAGCAAAGACCCAAGCATTGAAAGCATTATAGCTCAGATTAAGAACTGGCCCGGTAACCAATCTGTTGTATTAATGGGTGCTGAACCCACAGTTAGAGAAGATTTACCCGATCTTATTCGTGCAATCAATGAAGTATCTATAAGACCTATCATGATTTTGACTAACGGCGTTAGACTTAGTAAAGAAGAATACATTGATGAATTTACAGAATTTAATAATGTTCACTTTACATTTGGATTAAATCATCCGGATTATCAGGGTCACACTGTTAGACGAAAACAAATACAAGGTATTGAAAATTGTAAAGCTAGAAACATGTCAATAAAGAACATTAGCTATACGCTTGAAGGATATCACCAATTAGAGTATTGCTTAGAAGAAATACAGAAATTTAACAAAGAAAAACAATATTGCAAAATGTATCGTATACGTGTAGGCACCGAGATTGGAAGAAGTCCTGTACAGGATAAGATGTTTATGAGTGATTTAGTGAAAAATAGTCGTACCATAGCAGAAAAGAATAATTGGACATTTAATCCTAGACCCGAACTGGGAATTCGTGCTCATTACCCTGTAGAAATCAACGGAGTATTAGTTAAACTAATACAATGGCCTGATATCAAAACACTTGACTTAGTAGAAACACAAACTGAGTCTTGGGCTGATATGTTGCCCGGCATGCCAATATCGCCATTGGTGCATCAAGTGTTATTGCGTGATAGATTAGTTAATAATAAATTACCTTTATTAGATACGGTACCTGAACAATATAGGTTAGTGTAATGCATCACGGGTTAATGTTTAGTTACAGAAAAGAGCGTGGGCACAGGGGGACCGGTGCACATCGTATAGCTTCTTATCTAAGAGCCAGTAACTGGGATATTGAAGTACTTGACTTTGCTATTGAGTTTACACTTGATGAACTAAAAGAATTTGTTCGTAGCAGAGTTAATTCTAATACTAAATTCTTTGGATTTAGTTCGTTTATTAATTGGTGGCCGGAAGACACTAATAACTTTACTAAATGGCTTAAAGAAACTTATCCAAACATCCCAACGATACTGGGTGGTCACGGATGTTTAATTACACCTGCACAAAACATTGACTACTGGGTAGACAGCTTTGGAGAAGTTGCAATGCTAGAGTTATGTAGACATATCTCAGGAAATCTGATATTTCACACTGGATTACAGTTTGAAGATTATCAAGGTAGAAAAGTAATTAGAGCACTACATAACTTTCCTGCATGGAATCTACCTACATACAGAAACACACATGAGAAACGAGACTTTATTGAATCGTTTGAAATGCTTACTATTGAAACGAGTCGTGGCTGTAAGTTCAAATGTGATTTCTGTAATTTTCCAATATTGGGAGTTAAAGAAGATACTTCTAGATCCAGAGACGATATTAAAGATGAATTAATGTTTAATTACGATGAATGGGGTGTTAAAAACTATACTATTGCAGACGAAACATTCAATGACCGTATAGAGAAAATTGAAAAGTATTCTGATGCTGTATCCAGTTTGAATTTTAAACCATGGTTTATGGCATTTATGAGAGCTGACTTGTTAGTAAATCAACGCAGTCACTGGGACAAAATGTTAGCTATGGGACTTGGTGGACATTTTTACGGAGTAGAAACATTTAATCATCAAGCCGGGAAAATTATAGGTAAGGGAATGAATCCTGTCAAACTTAAACAAGGACTACTTGATGCAAGAAACTTCTTTGAACCGCATAATATGTATCGAGGTACTGTCAGTCTTATTTGCGGATTACCTAAGGAAACTCCAGAAACGTTTCAAGATGGTATTGACTGGTGTGTGCAAAATTGGCAAGATCAAAGTGTTACATCATGGTACTTAGAAATACCAGAGTATAATTCACAAATGTCTAATCTAAGTGAGTTTTCTAAGAACTTAGAAAAGTACGGTATAAGAAAGAAAAAGGTAGATAAGAAACCAGATATCATTAGCTTTTATCCCGGACTAGAAGAAGTCACTATTTGGGAGCATGACGGTATGGATCAATTAACTGCTATTGACATTATGCAGAATTTCTACGACATTGTGTTCTCGGATAATTTTAATTGCACTGGGTTTAACTTCGTATCAGGGTTTATTGAGCACAATACTAATAATGTTGCTGATATTATTAAGATTAAATGGTGTAATGATGAGTCTGACAATATGAATAGATTCATTACAAATTACAAATATAAAAAATTAAGTTGGAAATTATGATTAAAGGTATTAACAATCAACCATATATCGATATGACTTCATATCTAGATATGAATGCATTTGATAAAATGCAACCAGAGATATACAAAGGATTTGCAGAAGCAAGAATGTTTGCAAAAGAAGGAACGTGGATGGAACCCGGCTTTACCTTTGAGAAAATGAGCTACAGGATTCATTGGAAACCGATCTACGAGTCAATGCAAGAGTTTATGAAGCTACCCGACACTGACCCTATTAAAATTGCAGGATTAGAAGTAATGCCTAAGGACTTTAAAAACTTCCAAGAACGAAACATATTTACACGATACTTAAAAATGAGTATGGGTGCGTATGACCCGTATATATACTACTATTTATGGGAAGAAGGTTCATGGGATGATAGAACAGCAGTGCGCAAACTTACACCTGAGGCTCAATACTTTCCTAACGTAGTCAAATGGGTCGAGAGTTTAGTTGGTCCAGTGTTTGAAGACATTGGTCGTGTTATATTCTTTCACTGTGAACATGATGGTATCCCATTTGAACACAGAGACTTAGATGCTAAGAACGGAGTTAATATAGTTAAGCCACATCGTAATGAATTTATACATGTACGCCCTAACACTAAGAAAGCCTTTTATCTATGGGATCCAGAGAACAAAGATAAAACATATTTGAATACACGTGCAGCCTGGTGGAATGATACAGACTGGCATGGCGGAGAGCGTATTATGGAACAGAGTTATGGACTACGAATCGACGGTAAGTTTACTGAAGACTTTCGTAAAAAATTAGGCATAGATCATTTGGAGACATACTAATGGAATATATAGGAAATTTTAAAGATTGGATTAATCCACAGTGGATAGACTATCTAAGTAATAACAACGGAGAGAAACATCCTAGAATTGATCCAAAAGAGTATGGATCTGGTAATCCACTAGATAAGCTAAGAGGTTATGGATATAAACTAGAAGATACCTTTTGGGAGAGTTATGAGAGTCGTAGCTTTCCGTTTAAACTAACACCACCACTAGGTCTAAGTGAACACACTGATTGGTGGTTTGTTAAGATGGGTTGTGGCAATTTCATACCGTTTCACAAAGACCATGCACCGCAGAATCACTTAGCAGATATGACTGTTAGACGATTTTGGATGCCGTTACAAGACTATGTTGAAGGACATATTTTTATCATAGAACATGATTTTATCAAAGACTATAAAGCGGGCGATGTGTTTGAGTATACTAACGAGTCCGACCGTCATGGTGCATTTAATATAAGTATGGGCATTCCACGCTATACACTAAATTTTCAATATTACACATAATGTTCAATTACGTTAACAATGATAAAGCCTGGATAACCAGTGATTTAATGAATCATCTAGCAGATAAAAAGGGTGATACAATTCCCGTATGGCAACCTGAAAGATGGACGGGGCACCCAACACTAGATATATTCAGAGAAACTGCTAGACCTTTCTTTGAAACTAGCACTCCGTATTTCCAACAATTTAATTCTAGAAGCAAAGATATGCAAGACTTCCCGGTTACTATGCCTATAGTACCCGAGTCTAGAACTCATATGCACTGGTGGTTTATCAAATTATTACCCGGACAAATGCAAACTATGCACATTGATCCTCATTTAATAGGCGTAAAGAACCCTGTACGTTATTCTATGTTTTTACAAGACTATGTACCCGGGCATATATTCATGTTTGATGACTTTCTAGCAACTAACTATAAAGCAGGTGATATCTTTGAATGGAGTGACCCTGAATGCATTCACGGGTGTGTTAACATTAGCTATACAGTAAGATATACCTTGCAAATTACATTATATGACTAAGATTATATGCACAGGTGATCCTAATCACGGTGGCATCACTAAAAGTTTGTTGAAGTATTACCCTGACACAGTGTTTATCAGTAGAACTACGGGGTATGATTTAAAAACAGTTGAAGGATATAATAGATTTCTTAATATAGTTAAAGAATTTAATGTGTTTATTAATCATTCACAGATTGAATTGGGGTTTCAAGAAAGAGCATTACGTGATGTTGCTAGTATATTAGACAACGGACATATCATTAGTATAGGAACTATATTAGAATTTGACGAGTGGAAACACCTTGATCCAGTGACTGGTAATGAAAAACTGTCTATAAGAAATGCTAGCTTAGAATTAGCTAGCGAACATATAAAAACTACACACTTAATAACCAGCGGGTTTCAAAGATTTGGAGTAGAAGAAGATGTCAAAATAGACCCCGATGATATTGTTGAAACAATTAAATTCATCATTGAGTCTAATATTGATATACCTTTAATTTATGTAGATAAAGTAAATAACAATAGATTAAGCAAGTGGAGAATGCTTAAAGACGTTTAGCTTTAAGGTGATACATATATTTAGGAACTAATCCTGCATTCATTCCTATATGCCACTCATCATATCTATTCCACTTAATCATTGTTCCGTGTTTAACATTGAAAAAGTAATCTTCTTCACCTAATATAAAGATATGTCCTAATTTAGCGTCTCCCAAGAATACAGTATATCGTAGTGCATCACCCACTTCTTCCGGGTCATCTTCAACATCCCAATGCCAGGGTGCTGAATAACCCGGATCAATTCTACTTATCCAACTACGTCTTAATTGTACATTAAGTATCTTACATAGTGTTTCGTCAATATCGCCCGTATCGTAATGTTCGCCCGGGTAATAGTTAGTCCATTTGACAGAATCAAGTTTGTAATTTGCATCTTTCCAGATATTTAATATCTCAGTGTATGCAGGAACTTCCATTCTCCAAATGCTAGGATCAGGTGTTATGTCAACACCCTCTTTATCTTTTAAACTGTCTAATATACTAGCCCAGTCAAAGGGTACATCGACTGTTATATATTCTGCATTAACTGGTGTCATGTTGAAATTCCTTGAATAATTCTATCATAGAATTCTGGTAAAGGATCGTCCGGCCATTTAATCCAAGTCTTCATTGAATTCTTAAAGTGATCTGCCATTTCATAGTAATCACCGTCTTTAACTTCTATAAAACGTTGCTGACTATCTACACCAATGATTGGCTCAATAAGGCTTTTATGCATTCTTGTGTCATTTTTATCTAATGTTGCATAATAGTCTACCATTTTAAGCTGGTTAGTCTTTGTATAGAAGAAGCAATGGGGATATATAGATGCCTTATGATAACCCAAATCATGAATACTTTTAATAATATTGTACAAGTCTTCTTTCCATGACGGGAATTCATGATTTAAATCTCTACCCTCAGTATATACAGGCCAGTTTAAACTTTCGCCATTAAACTCTACTAGAATCTTTCTCTCAGTTGCATCAACTTCATATATTTCAGGACACCAGGCTTGACCCTGAAATAGACTTAAATACTTTAATTCACGTTGAAAGAATGAGTCCATAAGCTCATCTGATCGTGGTACGCAACTACCAGTCATATATTCAGGAGAATATGTGGAAAAGTGCATACACATTCGGTCACGTTGTGCATTCGTAGTAGGAGTATATAGTACATTAGTAGAACAGGGGTAGCCGTTCGTTAATTTGTAAATATATTCCCATCCGGTATTGTTAATCATTGTTGTTCCTTGATATGTTCTATATAGAAGTTTTCAGACATTTTAGATTCTAATTCACTAATGTAATCTGAATTAATACAGAGTCTGACTTCTTTGCTAGTAGGATTGAAATCTGTAATAATATTGTTTTTGTTGTAGCTGTTGAGAACTCCGCTTATCTGATTATCGAATAGAAATCTATTGCTAAATTCATTATCCGTTTTACTCTTTATAACAATCATTGTTGGATTTGATATATCATTCTTGTTTAACAGCTTTCTAACTACCAACTGTATTCTTTCTACATATCCAAAGTTTGCGGCGCTGTGTCTATTTGACGCATCCATTTCGTACCATTTACCATCTGTAGTTACAGGATACATTGTGTTTGTCTCTAAATTAATCAGTGCAGAAATGTCACCCTGTATGTTTAAATGATATCTATCATCTATATCAGCATGACTTTGATAGCATGTTCCGTATTTTAAGTTTATTAATCTTGCTTCCCCAATTGAATAGGGCAGAGTTTGTAAGATATATTCCCATACAGTATCTTTAAACTCTGGTCTAATAGTCCATGGACTATAGAAAAAGTTACCAGTGGGCTCATTAATAGGTGTCTTAAAGTCACTATAAGAAAATTCTGCCATGGCTTTATCTAGAATATCTTTTGGTACAGTGTGATTTAATTCTTTAAGCATCATATTATTTATAAGACTGTAAGGTAGCTAATAAATATATACATGAATATTCACTTTGATAATAGTTGGAACAAGATATCTATTAGTCTAAGTGGTGGTGCCGATAGTGCATTGCTAGCATTTCTCATATGTCAGCAAATAACCAATCAAGAACTACATATAATATCACATGTCAGATGCTGGAAAACAAAGCCCTGGCAAAGAAATGATGCTCTTGGTATATATAATTGGTTACAGATTAAGTTTCCTAACGTTAAGATGTTTAGGCATGAAAACTTTATCCCGCCAGAAATGGAGTGGGGAGCCTTAGGACCCACTCTAACTGACGAATATGGAAAGACAGTCAGCGGCGATAATATTGAGTTACGTTCTTTTGCTGAATACATATGCTATTCACATGACATTGACGTATATTATAACGCGGTGACACGAAATCCAAAAGCTGTAGAATTTGACGGGATGCATACTAGAGACATTGACCCCACGGAGTACAATAAGCATTTAGAGTATACTACTCATATGGGTAAACTTGCCATTCATCCTTTTAGATTCTTAGAAAAGAAAGAAATACTAACTGAGTATAGAAAGCAAAACTTACTAGAACTGTTTGAACTAACTAGAAGTTGTGAAGGCGTGTTTGACGATTTAAATTATAAAAATTACATAACAGGACAATATGTTCCGTTGTGTAATACATGTTTTTGGTGTAAGGAAAGAGAGTGGGCAATTGAACAATCAAAGTAAAACGTTTTGTATGCATCCTTTTACCGGGCTAGCTACACGTGAAGATGGGGCAGTTAAAGTCTGTTGTCGTAGTGCACCAATTGGTAATATAGCAGATAACACACTAGAAGAAATTTGGAATAATGATACAATGCAACTTGTTCGTAGGCAAGTACTGTGTGGAGAACGTCCTGAGGTATGCAAGCCTTGCTTTGATTTAGAAGATCAGGGCGTAGAAAGTCTACGTCAGCGACATATTAATGGAGTCATTCCCGAAGCACGAATCAACTTGTATCCAGATACGCCTCTACAAGAAATACTGCCCTTCACATTTCCTACGATGGAAATTAAACTTAACAATCTATGCAACTTGAAATGTCGCATGTGCAATCCATTAGATAGCACTAATTGGACGGATTGGGATAAAGTTGTACCCTTTTATAAAAAAGAAAATAACTTTTTAGTACCCACAATTGAATCATTGGTAAACAAGCCCGGCAAGTATATAGGTGCATTTGATGACACTGACAACTGGTGGGCTAGCTTTGAAAAATTACTACCACACTTTAGGCGAGTAGAATTTGCAGGTGGTGAGCCATTAATGGACCCGCAACATTATAAGATACTAGACATGTTAAAACCATATGGTAAAAACATTGAACTCAAATATGCTACTAACGGGACCACACTTGGTATCAGTAAGGGACGCACAATACATGATTATTGGCCACACTTTAGAAGCATTGCAGTTAATGTTAGTCTAGATGGAATCAACGATGTGTATGACTACATAAGAGGCAACGGTGACTTTACTGAGGTAGAAAGAAATATAAAAGAAATTCAAACAATAACCAATGTAAGTCGTGTAGTGGGTGCGTTTACAGCACAAGCAGGTAATATACTGCAGGCAGCTGAATGCATTGACTATTTTATCAATAAGATGAATATTGTGTTCTATAGTCATCGTGTCAGCTATCCCAATTGTCTTTCAGCACAAGTGTTACCACATGAACTCAAAGAATTAGCTATACAACGTCTTGAAACAGTCAGTAAAAAAGTCCACACATTTAGTAATGTTGTTAAGCACCCCATACTAGAAAAGGTAACACAGCAACAGATAAAAGACAATATCAATTACTTACGTGCAAAGGATCAACATCACTTGTGGCAAGATTTTTTATCATTTAACTATGAACTAGATAGTAGTCGTAACCAAAGTTTATTAACAGTGATTCCAGAGTTTAAGCCCTATGCATAAAGTTAAAAGTCGATGGAATCATCAGGACAGTATTAAGATTGAATGGAACATAGGGAAACGCTGTAACTATGACTGTAGTTATTGTCCGTCAGTTATACACGATAATTCTAGTCCCCATACCGATATTGAACTACTTAAGGCAACTGTAGATAGATTATGTGACTTAGAAAAACCTATTCGCTTAAGTTTAACTGGTGGTGAACCATGCGTACATCCTCGTATAGAAGAACTCATAGCATATATTAAGAGTAAGGGCTTTTGGCTTAGTATTACTACTAATGGAACTAGAAAGGATAGCTGGTATACATCTCAGCAAGTAGACCAATGGGTGTTCTCACTACACTTTGAATATGATTGGTTAAATGTATTATACACTATCAAAGCTGTCCATGAAACTGTTATGCACACTCACGTGTTAGTTAATGTTATGGCTCATCATAATCATATGCGAGAAGTAAAGACGGCGGCGGGCTTATTAGAGCACCATACTATTAATCACGGTATACGTAGGATACGTTGGACTGAAGGTGACCACGATTTGTTTGATGATATGAAGTATGACCAAAACGACTTAGATTGGATACTGAGTAAGAGTAGTACAGTAGAACCTAATACTGTATTGATATACAAGGACCGTGAACTAATGATGCATGCCAATGATGTGATTAAAAAGCATTTAAATCAATATAAAGGTTGGCATTGCAATGCAGGATTAGAAAGTTTAATGATTAACTGGGACGGTGACGTACATCGGGCTACGTGTAGAGTTGGTGGAACATTAGGAAATATATATACCAACTCGTTCGTTATACCCACCGGGCCCGTTATCTGTGATAGGAATTACTGTACGTGCGCGGCAGATATACCATTGACAAAGTTAAATCAAGTGACTTAACTCAGGGAACGTTTCTTTGAAACTATTCCCCCTAACACTGTCCATAGTCTCTATATACTCTTTGAACGCCGGCAGTAAATGAGTATGGTCTTCACTGTCCATAAAATCCAATACAGCTTGCCAACGTTTCCATCCATATGGGTTATGATGCCAAAAGTTATCGTCTTGTCTATAGTTATCCCACAGCCAAGTCTTAAACTCTGAGTAGATTTCTCTTACTTCTTGCTTGTCTTTTTCGGGCAATATTTTGACACTTAGAAACGTGGGGATATAAACAAAATGCATGTTAAAGATTCCACCACCTGCATCAGACTCGTCCATGACAGTTGCTTTGTTTATTTTCTTAAAATTCTTTTGAATCTTCCACTTAGCAAACTCGGGTAGTTTCTTGACGTTTAAAATTTGTATCGCGGTAGCAATGCTTACTTCAATGTTGTCCTGTGTGTTATCTAGTATATCTAGCTTCTCTTCCACAATGTCCCACTCTGTTGGGTATCTGATATAGTGGTTTCTGTCTCCAAACATATCCTGACTACATGCAAACTTAACTTTTCTAAACTTCTCCCACAGTTTAATAATGCTATCATCTAGTAACAATCCATTAGAGTTGTATCTAATTAGAATCTTATCAGCATAACCTTGACGAACAATTTCCTCTAAGAACAACTTATGCTCTTTAATCATTAGAGGTTCGCCACCAGCAAAATATACTTGCTTTAAGTTAGGGATTTGCGCATACATCTCTTTCCAAAAGTCTGGATTTTCGTGCCACTTGTTATTGAATGATTCTTCATTCCAACTCAGTTGAGATTTAATTTCAGGTGACTTAAGTATAGGAAACACTTTTTTGTAATCTTGTACCCATCTACTCGAATCATGCGGGCTACACATAATACATTTGATATTACAGTTATGACCTAATCTTAGGTCTAAGTATAATAGCTTTTCAGGAACTGTTCCGTCTTCTTCTGTTTGCTTGATAAGTTCTTTAACATCCAGACCATCTTGTATCCATGTACCAGACTCCCACATTCTCTTGCTAGCCACACCGTTTGATTCTTCATCAAAGCATTTGGTACAGCTTCTAGGAATCTCACCGTTAAGCATTGTTGTTCTAACAGAACGCATATAGCTATTGTTCCATGCACTCATGGGAGTCTCGCTGCCAAAGTTAGCAGGAGATCCGGCCTCATTCTTTACTAATCCAATCTCATGGTCTGACCCTGCACCACTAGAATTAGAACCACAGCACAGCCTCATATCGCCGTTAGGTCGTGTGGCAAAATGAATCCAGGGCAGGATACAAAAGGTATTGCTGCCTGATATGTCTGCGACTTTGCGTTGCCATTTACCTAACAGGTTATCTTCTGGTTGTAGCCAATATATGTTACTCATTAAATGATTCTACTTTGATAAATTGTTCGTCATATTGTGTGATTATTTTTTCTGGGAATGTACCACATATCTTAGCGCATGTTGCTAGACTATGTGTATTCCAATACTTCTCCCACACGGTTGACCAATCAGGGTTTTCTAAAATTGTCTTCACTGAATTTTTAAGAAGGTCTATTGAATCATAACCCCCAATAGATGTTACTAGTTCATTAATAACATTAGCCTGTTCAGTTTGATATTCATGTACAATATCTGCAGGCTTACTATAAGTATACGGTATCATTCCTATCCAACAACAGGGCCATAAATTCTTAAATGCATCAATATACAATGATTTAGTATTTATTGCTTTGCAGTTGATGGATGCCGTCTCGACTACCTTTTTATAAGACTTGATAATATCAGGGTGTATGAAAGTTATCTTATGCTCAGATGGTGGTTCAATTTTATATAATACTTCACCCTGCGCATTCATAACATCTAACCACGGCTTTTCTAAAAATCTACTAGTTGCTTTATGAGTAAATTTTTCAAACCCTAAATCTTTTGCCATCTGTCTGGCTGTTTCAACTTGATGTTCGTTATGCTTGAAGGATAAGAAAACCCATTCAGCACGTCCACCTGCAGATATAAATGCCTTAGCATTTTCTAAAATTTTATCAAAGCTAGTACCTACTCTGTATAAGTGATGAGTGTCAGCAAGTCCATCTAAGGCAAAATGCACACTGTGTTCCGTTGGCAATATCGTTGCTAATTTACTCCACCAGTCAGGTGTTCTTGCACTACCATTAGTGTGTATTCCTAACTTGATGTTTTCTTTCTGACTTTTGCAATAAGAGACTATCTCTAATAAGTTGTTAGATATTATCGGATCTCCGTAGTTACCACAAAAATAAATGTATTCTATTTGAGAAAGCACTTCTGTATTAACTATACTTTTGAAATCATCTACGGAAATTTCATCTAAAGGTAAGTTTGTATTTTCTTGTCCCGAATGATAGTTTCTTGCACACATAGGGCAACTAGCTTGACAACGTGATGTTAGCTCTATGTGCAAAGTTTTTAACTCAGAGAATTTAAACATACTTTTTTCCTATAATCATGTATCTTTTATACAGGGGCAAATCAAGTTCACCGGTATATAATATATTTTCTATACATGCCTGCCTCTTAAATTCTGCCAGGCTATTAGCAATCCGAACATGTTCTGGTATTGAGTAATTATTACTTTGCAGAACTATCAAACTGTCGTTCCTAATTCCAGACAACCATAATTCATACGCATCTTGTGATATATGTTCACAGCTAGTGTTTATGACAATATCTGCATCTGACCTAATTACACACATATCAGCAGTAATAGCACGAAATCTTCCTGCATGAGTTTCTAGCTGATTCATAGTGTGAGCTATATCTTGACAATCAGGGTCAATATCTATATTACGAATAGTTGATATGTGTAGGTTACTTTGAAACAACATGCTGGCTAGTACTCCAACCCAGCCGCCGTGAATGTCTATTGACAGTACTGTTTTATTGATATAGGGTCGAATGACAAAATCTAAACTATCTATTAACCACTCTTTGCTTTTTATTTGACCGTTCCAAAACGCATCCATTGTTCTTAAAGGATCTTTACTACCACGAATAGCTCTCATCCAATGATGTAAATGGTCTGTGTCTATTTGCATGGTAGTTACTATATCAAAATAGTATCTTAATTTTTTTATAGCGTTCGAAACATGTCATAAATCCCTCACCCGGGACTACTTCAACTAAGTAGTCTGGTTGTGCTAATTCAGCCGGTACTGCTAAAATGTTAGCTACGGTGCTGTCTTCAAATGGGTTTTCATCACTATGTTTAAATGTTTCTGCAATAGGCTTAGTTCTGCAAGCTACCCAATATTGTTTGTATTTTCTAGCTTCTAAAAACTGTTGGCAGTTATTCCAAACATCCCATTCCATTGCTTCATAAAAGATAACAGGTCTGAATTTGCTGATAGTCTTAACACATCCTTGTAGTGCTTCAAACTCATGCCCTTCTACGTCAATTTTGATAACGTTACAGTGGGCAAGTTCTACATTATCTAAGGTAAGCATTCTAACAGGAATGCCTTCGCTACTATTAGTGATATGTATATCACCGTAGTTAGATTTTACTTCGGGGTCGAAATCTTTTAAAACACGTTCAGATTTTTTATTACTAGCGCCAGCGTTGATAATTTGAATTTTAGGGTAGTCTTTGCTGTTGTAAGATGCTACTGCAAAATGCTTAGGATTGGGTTCAAATCCCAGTGCATTACAGTTTGTTTCTTTATGCACCGCTACTAAATGATATCCAACGTTAGTACCTATATCGATATATTGACTAGTATCATCGGGTAAGTATTGCTTAATTATGTTAATTTCTGCTTGGCAGTATTCACCGTACATGTCAATTGACTTACTTACAGTGTTATCATTTCTATATACCAAAAAGACTCCCACTCTACTATCAGTAAGTAGCAGTGAATCCTTCATTGAATCGATGGTTTGTTGAATTTCTTCTTCAGTTGACATTAAAAAATCTCTCAGTTACTATAATTTATAGCAAAATACAGTAACCAAAATATTTATTGCTGACAAGTTCTAGTACGTGTGATAGTGCCATCAGAGTGATAAGTTTCAGTCCACGGCGTACAGTTTTGACTTTGTATTACAGGCTGTTGTTGAATAACTACTTGTGGTTGTTGAACTACGAGAGGTCTATTGTAGATATCGTATATGACTGCACCCACTATAGCACCACCAACAACTTGTCCCAAACCCCATCCACCACGCTGATGGCCGTGTCCGTGACCATGATAGCGAAAATGATGTTGAGCAAAAGCGGGAACGCTAGCCAATAATAACAATAGTGCAAATATAAATTTTTTCATAACATTCTCCTAGTCATACTAATATAACGCCTCAGAGGACGTTTCCGTTGACACATAACTATATTTAGTAGTCTTGGTTGTCCGAATCTACTACAAGCCACCCAATTGATAACAAATCTTTTCGTATTTCATCAGTCACTACGCTTTCGGCTACACTGGCTTTAGTTTCCAAATACTTTTCTTGTGCTTCTCTACTAAGCTGGTTATATTCTTCGTCAGTTAGGTCTTCGTTGTTACGTATGCCGCTACAGTACCAGTCAATATAATCACCCTCTTGTCGTATGTCAGCAACTATTCCACCAGCGTATCTCCATGAACAACCCCATCGTTTGTCTGATAATATAGGCCACACATCGTTTTTAATAAATTCATTGTTGCACATTGCGGCATAGAGATGTTGCGCATAGATACTATCATTGCACTTCTCTATGATAAGTTCGCTGGTTCGCAAATCATATTCCATATTATCAATGCGCCACTCATCAGTTTCTTCTAAATCTAGTTTATGTTGAGTACTAGTTTTAAAATACTCTATCATAGAACGTGCAGTTTCATCCTGTGGATCTTCTATGAGTTTTTTCTCATAACGTTCCATACTAAATGTTCCTCTCTGAGGACTTCTGCTTATCATTTTGTTTTACTTTCTGTTTACTATAAAAAATATGATTACCTATTCTTGCTACTTGTTTATATGGCCAGAACGGATCAACGGTCAAGTTATGAAAGAATAATGCACTTCTAGGTAATACATCATGGTATGCATCATACGCTAACACTTGATATGCAATATCCATTGCTTGTATATATTTAGGGTCGTTGACGTTTATTTTTTGTCTGTTCTCGCATACCCAACTAAACTGGCAAAGTCTAACTTTGTATTCATCTAATGTTTCTTCATTAATCTTGGTTACCATTGTTACTTGGTATATCACGTTGCAAGGAGTACTAGCAAAACCGTGGTTTACTCTATTCATTACTACTCTAGCTACTGCTGCCTTTCCAGTAATACTTTCGCCTCGGGCTTCATAGAATATATTTTCAGCTAAACATTTTAATTGTTTGTTGTCAACTGGTTTGGCTTCTACAACTTCTGCAATTTTTTCTGGTTCTGGTTCTGGTTCTGGTTCTATACTGGTGTTACTAAGCACTACGATAAGTGTAAATACGACTAATAATATTGCAAATATCTTAGTGGGATTTAGGGCTATATTTTTCATATACACTCCTTTTTCTATACATAGAATACACTATGTAAGGGTTAATGTCAATTGTTTTGGATTAGATTATATGATCCCAGCAATCGCAGTTACATAACACAACTTCATCGATTGCCTGAGACGGCGTAATAATTGACGGTTTTACGATATCAGTAATATTAATTAAATCTATCGATGATGGGACTAATGTAGTCCACGGCGATGTATTCGGATTACCTGTATTTGGGTTAATGACCGGATACGGTGAAGCAATGTCTGAATCATTTGGTGTTGTTTCATTATTGCTTGAACCTGTTATAACATCTCCCCACGGTGGACCAACTGGTCCAGGACCGCCCGTTATGATAGGCAGACCAATCAGAGGGCTAGTAGTGATTAGTGGTACTGTAATAGTATTACCTGTTACAGGATCTGTTTTGGTAGTGGTTGGTATTGAACCGTTGACTCTAGGCAATGATAATTTCTCAATACCAACCTCATTGTCTTGTTCAGCTCCGGTCAATCCTAGTCTATGCGCATTACGTACTTCACGCATACTACCAATCATACTGTTACCTCCCACTTTAGAAGTATCAGTTATGGCTTCTAAGTTTTGTACAGGACCCCATTTTTCTGTCTGAGTAGCATAGCCATTCAAACTTTCCATGAATCCATATATCTCAGTGACAGTAGTATCTAGGTCAGGTAAATATTTTTCTTGTCTTAATCCTAGACTTCTAGCATTCTGTTCTAATCTCATGTGTTTGCCGAATACATTGTATAAGTTATTAGCTGTTACCATTAATGCAGGATTGTTGGTTGCAATAGATGCAATCTCAGTGTTAGCATCATTTATTAAAGATTGAACCACACTGTTCATAGTAGGCCATCCAGCTGTACCAAAAGGAGAGTTAGTTCCACCAGTATAAGGATAACTAATATATGTTACAGGTGGTGCCTGTAAACGATATTGAATTCCGGGATTAGCAGGAGTTGATCCACCTGTACCATAAGTCACCCATGATCCGGGTATGGATGATAAATTTAAATTTACTATTCTACCATATGTACTTGGTGCATTACTAGGATTAGTGTCAGGATTACAAGTAAGAAGTGCACCACCGGAACTAGCAAGAGTACCATCAGAGAAGGTGTAATCGCCACCCGGGCCCGGGGCTCCGTTTCTTCCATAACCGCCGCCTGAATCAGTTATAGTAGTGCTGTTGATTCTATACTGCCATGTGTATACGCCTGAATCAGGACTTGTTTCAACTGCTCTTTGTTCCGTAGTTACATTGAATGTAGCTTGTTTCCAAGTTATTGCTAAGTACAGTTCATTGTATATTTTAAACAACTTTGCAGTTTGTAAACTCTTAATATACCCTTCTAATATTCGCCAATCATACGAGAGACCTGACATTGCTCCAAAGAAATCACAAGTAGTATATCTACCTTTTTCGCCATTGCCTAATGCAATAAGTGGCAGTGTGGTATTTCTAATAGGTTGATTTGCAGGGACATTTGTACCATTAACTCCTAGATCAGATACTGTTTCTAAATTTTGTACTACTTGACTAAATCTTTCAATATCCATTGACTTGATGTTTTTAATTTGTAACATTGTCGTAGAAAATGCATCACACGCAGAAGCTAATGACTCTGGTAAAATTATTTTTAAGCTCTCACCATAGTTGTTTACTATGTAAGAAGTTACTTCGCCGGCAGTATATATTAGGTAATAAGTTTTACTATTAGTAGGGCCCGGTACACCATTGTATGTAGGTGACGTTAGTGTAGCATAACTATTTGGGAACAAATACTTTGGATCTAATAAATCTGCAAGTGTTCTTACTCCTTTGGTTTGACAATTCAAACCTATCATAACTTCAACAAGGTCTATACCCATAACAATACAGTATGCGCTATATAGTTTTTTCTGCTGGTCAGTACTAGGCTCTGCCCCTGCAACAAGAGAATCTATTTCATCAGAAGAAAAACCGGCTGCTAGTAATGCTAGATTTACCGCTTTAGTAAGTGACTTAGTTTTAAATAACGTTCTTAATAATACTACAGGGCTACCGAACTTATCGATATTATGCAAGTCAATACTTCTACCGGATGCAATTAAGTCTTGCCCCCAAAAGAACAATGCTAAGGTAACTCCCGAAAAATCAGCAGTTACTAGGTCGTTCATATTGCTATATGCACCATCTAAGTATGTATCTGATGCATTCATTGCATCAATCGCTTTGTTTGACTGACTAATAAATCCATGAGCCATATTAAACGTGAACAAGAAATCAGTGTATGATCCGTTGTTTATATAAAATTCATAATGTGCTTGTAACGGTATAATACGTAACCATCCGAAACTAGTATACTCACTTGTGTAAGGTACTGCATTAGGGTAAGGATTAAGTGATGCTGTTCTAGTATATTCAGGTGGTTTGCTGTCACCCAATGCTGGGATAGAAGTAGAGCCTATTGAAATTAAATTATTATAGACAGTCAGGTTACTGTTTAAGAATCCTGCTCTAATACTCAACACCAACATACGCAATACAGTACCTTGTGTAGTAGATCCCATTACATAATTAGATAGGGAGTTACTAGTTCCCATATGACTTTGCGCAACTGCGTTGATGCGTAAGCCTTGGTTCTGAACAAAAGACCCTAAACTGTTTAAGTTAAGGGGAGAATATTTACCGGTTAAACTCATGGCACAAATACATCAGGACTACCTTGTACGATACTATGACCGCAACTGTTTCCTGACCCTACTCTAAGAACAGGTGCACCTTCTGCAAACACAGTAGGACTACCTTCGGTAGTGGTTGCTGATTTGTGTGGTGGATGTGGTCTACCCCAGGGTGCGTGAGGAGTGATGGTGCTAACATGTAATCCAACACGGATTCCATTCGCATACACTGAATCGGCGCCGCGGACAATTGCTCCACCGGGCTGATTCTGATCTCCTACACGACTTAATGCTGGCATATTATCCTAATACAATTTTCTTGTCAGGTACTTTAATACCTGTTGTAGCTTCTAAATATTTCATCTTTAAGCTATCATCTGTAGTTGCAACTATTGCAATACTATTAGTATTTAGCTTGAATTCAGCCTTCGGATCTGCGGTAAACACGCTAGGGATCATTTGCATACCCTGTTGCATTGGTGCAATAGAAACGGGTTCTTCAATGTGAATCCAATCACCACCGGACAATCTTACTTTAGCAATAAGTTCTTCTCCGCTGTTTAATTTAAATGTATATACTGTATTTGGTTCTAGGGCTATTTGTAGCATTATGCGCTTTCTTTTAATTTTGTTTTGAGTTCATTGAACCCACCGATCAATTCTCCGTCTAGGAAAATCTGCGGGACTGTTCTGGCTGTTGGTACAGCTTCTAATAATTCTTCTTTGGTGTATCCATCACCAATTTTCTTTTCTTCAAATTGGATACCCTTACTAGTTAGTAATGCCTTTGCTTGGTCGCAATAAGGGCAGTGGTACTTACTCCATATGATTGCTGTCATATTTTTCCTTTATAATTTTATATTATACACGATATACCTATCATTATCAATGATAATGGCATAAATATTAGTGTAGTTCACGGAATTGGAGTTCCTAACTACTCTAACGCTTTAAGGGAGCAATCAGCAATGTATTTAGCATATTATGTCTACGCCTATATAAGAAAAGACGGCAAACCCTACTACATTGGTAAGGGTAAAGATAGCAGAGCATTTCAATCACATCGTACCAAGAGAGGTGGAGTACATACACCTAAGGATCTACGTAGGATTGTTTTTTTAGAGAAAAATCTATCTGAGCTAGGCGCTTTTGCATTAGAAAGACGTTATATCAAATGGTACGGTCGTAAAGACTTGGGTAACGGGATACTTCACAATATGACAGACGGTGGCGAAGGAGGTACCGGATGTATTAGGTCCGATGAATTTAAATCCAATGCAAGTAAACAACTTACTGGCCGTAAAAAATCACCAGAGCACATTGCGAATGTTGTGGCTGCTAGATTAGCTAGTCCTAAGGCTAGAGGATATGTTGCTTGGAATAAAGGGTTGCCTAATATATTGAAGGGCAAAAAATTAGGGTCAAAACTTAAAACTACTTGCCCACACTGTGAGCTAGAAGGTGGCTCAAATGCAATGAAGAGGTATCATTTTGATAATTGTCGTCATAGAATTGGCAACTCATCATAATTAACTGTATCTGACATTACCCCTATTACATAGGATGTACTTTCTGTCTCCTGGAGCGCGGCCTGTTTTTTATTTAAATTAACGTGCTTGTTGAACCATGGGATAGGACTATGCTTAGGATAGTTTTCCGTGTACTTGATACCAATTTCTTTCAAACGAGTAAATGCAGTAAAGTCTACAAAGTCTTTTAATATCTCTGCATTCAAGCCAATTACTACACCCTTACTGAATAGATACTCGGCCCACTCTTTTTCTTCTTTAATAACTTCCATATACAATGCATACACTTCGACACGACATTCTTCTACAATAGAAGCAAATCTAGTATCATCCTTAGTCACGTTATTAATCAACCATGCTGTCCACTCAGCGTGAAGCAACTCATCTTGCAGGATCAAGGAGATAATGTTTCCGTTACCAATGTAAATTCGATTCTCTACCATAGCAAGACTTGTTGCAAAACTTACCATAAATCTAAATGCTTCTAATGCATAACTTGCATGTAGTGCCATCCAAATAGCTTTAATGTGTTCACGTTCTGATACTTCAGAACCTGTTTCTTTTAAACAATTAAGTTGATGTAGTGCTTCATAGTATCTACCGATGCTAGCAGCCATGTCAATAATCTCTTTTGTATCATGTATCTTGTTGAATTCTTCTTTAGGTACACCATATACATTGCGAATGATATGACTGTATGACTTACTGTGAATGTTAGTCTCAAAGAAACTCCAGTTACCCACTAGTGCTTCAAGTTCAGGTATACTGATTACAGGACTAAACACTTGACTAGGTGCACGACCTTGAATACTGTCTAAGGCTGTTTGTCTTAGTAGGTTGCTAGTAAAAATATGCTTGATAGCATCACTGGAATCTTTGTGATCCATTTTATCTTTAGTCAACGAAATCTCTTCGGGCACCCAAAAGAAGCCACGTGCTGTTTCTTCATACTTGGCAATGCGAGGGTACTTAACTTCTTCAAAACGTTGTACTGTTACAGGACCGGCTGGGTCTAAAAACATTGTACGCTTGAGGTAGTTTGTTTGCTTACTTAAATTATATTGTTCTTTACTCATAATACACAACTTTCACAGTATTCTTCATCTTCTATTGCATCTAACTTTACAAAAGGAATAATATTATTTTCTTCTTGTAGGGACGCTTTGCTACCTACTTTGTTAATCAAACTATAATATATAGTTTTGATTCCCCACTTATATGCTAGCATCAAGTTCTTAGCAATCAATGTGCCAGGTACTTTACCTTGATCAAAGAATGCAGGGTTATAGAACGTATTTGTTGATAGTGATTGGTCAATGTATACTGCCAATACTGCACTAGTTTTTAAATACTCTACACAGTCTTTTTGATCCCACATTAGTTGATATCGATTCTTTAATCGTCTGTATTCTGGTACTACTTGTACAAACGATCCAGCTTTGCTTTCCTTAACACTAATCAATTCCATTGGCATCTCAATACCATTTGTACTATTCAATACAACGCTTGAACTTTCAACTGGTGCTACTGCCATTAGTGTAGCATTTCTAATGCCATACTTCAATAGATTTTGGCGCAAGACTTCCCAGTCTAAATTTGCACTAGGAGTAAAATCTGTTAGTTCATTGACTCCGGGATTTCTACGTTCCCAAGGAAATACTCCCTTGCCATAATACGTATGTTCACTGCGTTTACACGCACCTTTTTCTTGTGCTAGTTCTACGCTCATCTCAGTGAGGTAGTATGCTTGATGTTCCATCCAACGCTTGACTTCTGCTAGTGCATCTGCTTCACCATACTTGAAACTCTTACGTGCATGCCAGTAAGCTAAGTTAGTAATACCAACACCTAACGGTTCAAAATCTAAGTTAGCCAGTTTACTTTGTATTGATAGAAAGTCTTGATAGGTTAACAAATTACTTAAGCTACGTACTAATACACGACATGCTTTACGCATTTCTTGTGGGGTTTTGAATGCTCCCCAGTTTATGCTACCAAGAGTGCAAAGAGCAATTCTGCCCTTTTCGTCTTCAATTCTCTGGAAAGGACGGGTGGGTAAAAGTATCTCTTGGCATAGGTTTGATTGATATATTGGATCAAGTTTTGTGTCGAACGGGCCCTGATTGATAACGTTGTCGATATTGACAAGATAAATTC